TGGTAGTTCCTTAGTGCTTTATACATGTTTATAACTCCAGCAATACTAGATACTTCTTTACATCAATTAATAGCTTTTCCAGTTCCATTACACGGGTCATGACAGCGAGCTTATCGCTTTCTTCAGTGACCTCGAAAAGCATATTAGCGAGGTCGGCAGCCTCGTATTCTAGAGCGTCTGCCAAATCTGCTAATTGCTCCATCTCCAACTCGTGGAAGGATTCATCTTGGTCCATAGTTCTCTACCAACCTTATTGTAATAGCAAGTGGAAGACTCTTATACTACACAGTAAACCGTGTTCGATCCTTCAACTCCTGGGCTTTACCCTTATTCCATCTAGAAGTAGGACTAATATAACCAGTAATTCTACTGAATGATTCCACTGATTTTGACCCACAAAACTTACACTCCTCGTGGATACCTCCCTCCAGATGCTTACAATCAGCACACTGAGTCATGTCCTTAGTGAAGGTGAAATAACCAATGTTGGTTGTCTTCGCCATCTTTAAGGCAAAGTCCATCAATCCTCGTCCGTCGGTATTCTTTTCTCCGAGGAATATGTGATTAATAGACCCTCCTTGCAAGGCTGGCCACAGCCTATCCTCTGCAAGAATCCTCTCGAATATTGAGGCTGGCTCTCCAAACCATGCTGCCACCCCATTAGAGTAATATACTGGCAAGTCACCAGTCTCTCCAATATGCTTCTTAGCATACTCTTTATCTCCATGAATAACATCCTCTGGATAATTCTGCAACATATCTAAAACTGCGAATCGCTGCTGAGTGGTTTCGGCAGGGGTTCTAGCGACGACAGTTTTAATACCATACTTATATGAGATGCCGTTAGATACCATACCCATATAAGATAGGACCTCTCTAGCGAATTCACGAGCTTCCTCCGAGTTAATGGTCTTCTTTCCAAGGTGATACTCCACCATGTCTGCCAGGCCTACGATTCCGATCTCGAATACCTGAGTGTCCAGGTTAGTATATACTACTCCCTTCTCCCCAGTGTTGGGATCTTTAGGTGTCTGGAGAGCGAACTGCAACCTGCTCTTGACCTGCTCTAGCCTCTGGCGCTTAAGCATGAAGATCTCAGCGGCCTGCTCCATAAGCCTCTTGATCTCTGCCCAAAGCTTCATCCTATCGCCGCCTGCCTTATAAGCAGCACGTGGTAGGTTCAACGATACAACTTGGAGACCTCCCAGGTCGAAGTGTGCTCCTCCGACGAAGTTAAGCTTGTCTTGAAATTCTGTAGTCGTCGCTGAGTCGTCCTCAAAGCTGAACGAGCAGCACTGATAACATGCGACCGTACCGTCGGCTTTTCGGTACGCAGGAAGCAGATTATCAAAGTAAGGCAAACCCGCATCAGCTGCAAGGTCAAAAGCCATCTGGTAAAGATACTTGTATGACTTGCAATCTTGGTATGGTTCGTCCCATGTCTCTTCGTCCATGAACTCTCGCTGGAGACAGACTTCGAGCTTGGGGAACGGGAATGGTCTTCCATAAGTATCGCCCTCCCTCATAACTTCCAATAATGCTTGGAAAGCGAGTCGAACTTCTCGTTCGAATACTCCATATTTCTTATCCGATACGTGCCCTTTACATACCGCAGGTGCCTCTTTAAATATGTCAGGCACACCCGGAGTAAGGTTGACAGATGAGAAGACAGCTTGACCACCTCTAGATACATACATTTGATTTAATTCAAATACCATCATCTGCATTAACTGCTTGATCTCTTGGAAGCTCTTACCTTCAAGATAAGGCGACAGGAAAGTCAAGTAATGCAGCAGCCCCTGTCCTCCAGCATACTGAGTCTGGGCCATACCAAGGACCTTCACAGCCTGAAGTACAGCTACCTCAGCGTGTTTAGCTGGACCAGCGGCGCTAGTACCCAGACCAGTGCCATCAGGTACGAAGCCATAATAATAAAAATATCTAACATCGTGGGATTTGCAGAAAGGACGAGTAGTAAAATACTCAAGGTCGTGAATGTGATAATCCCCAATACGATGGCCGTTTGCCAGGTGATGAGGTAAGACTCTAAGAGCTTGCTTCTTTGCGATAGTATCTGCCTTATGCTTGTGGCTCGTCTCTGGAGACGCGAGCTGATTTGCATTATCGTTGTCACCATTACCACCATCCATAGACATTGCATCATGTAACGCTAGAGTTAGAGGAGCATACTTCTGAACAGCATCATCCAACTCAAAATAGCGTAGACTGTCGACTGCTAGAGACCGGATTAGACTTCCCGTAGTCTCGGTGTACCCCAACTTTTCTAATGCTCTTTCGACCTTTCTTGCTATCTTCTTTGCGGTCTTCTCCTCTAATGCTGCTTCCTTCATCAGTGAATTCACTATCTTCTGTTTGTCGAACTCTCGACAAATTCCGTCCTCTGTGTATATTTGTACCAAGCTTATCATACTCCTCTAAGATCTGTTTTGTTCTGCATTCTCCTGAGCAAAATGCGCGATACCTGCCTCGGGCGTCGAAGTCTGGTAAACCTCCTCCTTTGCAGAGTTTACCACATCGCGCACAAGGTCTAATGACTTTCATATAATCACCATGAAATTAATGGAGGTAAGTTACAAGGTATGGCTGTCTTGTATTACACTCCCCGGTTTTATTCTGTATGCGTTCTAGGCTTATGCGGCCCTTCTCGACTAGTTCATTCAATAGACGCATAAATACTGTTGCACTAATAGGCATATTAGATGCCTCTATGGCCCTTCTCAAGTTTGCTGTAGAGACTGGTCCTAGGTGTCTACTCCAGAATAATATAGTAGACATTCTATGGTTCTTCAAAAGTATTCTTTGCTTCCCAATATATACTCCTTTTTTAATGTCTCTACTGGTGAAGGTTTTACTGCCGTTTACGGAAATGCCCATAGATGTTAATTTTTTAAAGTCCCAGAGTTCTATATTTACTCCAAAGTGCTTCATTACTTGTTCTCTCTTGTCTTTCTGGTTGCCAAGTTCTTTGCCTTTTACTTCAATGACACAGTTATTGTCCTCGTCCCAAAAGTCCCCCTCGTATTTCTTGCCGTTAGGCAAGACGAAAGTTGCTCTGGGGTCGTGGTATTTAAAGTGACGGCCGTTGGTGTCCGCCCAATACTGCACTGCTATTTCCCAGGTACTGTCATAATGCATGCCACTATATTTTGAGAGTCTTCCATAGTAGGTACTTTTTCCAGGGATAGTGAGTAATTCGTGCTCGGGTAGTCCCATTTCTTTGTGTACAGGAGGTGCGAATAAGGTATGTCCCTTGCTGAATATAGTCTCTACGAATTCCTCGTCTTCCTCATATACGTCCAGGCCTACGTCTTCTTCGTCGACTAGGCCACACTCAGGACATACAAGTTCCCCAAGGTGGTCTAAGACAAGATGCGCATGGCATTCGTCACAGGTCAGTCTAGTCTTCATGCCTATGTAGTACTGCTTAGTGACGCTTCCTCTGCCTAAGATGGGATTATACTGCGCCTGGGCATAAGTACGGCAAGTTTCTTCGTAAAGATGCTTGTCCTCTTTGGATAAAGGTACATTGCTATACTGAATATGTTCGGTGCCGTTTATGCCTATTATGACGAGTTTCGTGCCTCTGGGGTAATTGGCCATATCATTTCACCTCTTATATCTAAATTAGACTGGCTTTACAGCCAGTCGCCGCCTACAGGTCCCTTGGACATGTAGTTATTCCAGTCGGGGGTCATGCCAGTGTTGGCACGAGTTCCGCCAAGGACTGCCATGGTGTTTACGACGGTCATGTAGATGCTGTTCATAGAGGCGGTGTCGCCGGCCTGGATGGCCACGTAGTCCGCTATGAGGGTGTCATGATTTACATGGACGCCGTAAGTGCTGCCTCCGATGATTTTGACTATGATGTTTGCGCTGCTGTACTGGTCAATGTTGGCCTGCGAAGAGGCCATGCCAAGGACGCCGGCCACGCCATTCGCGCCTGCCTGAATGTTGGCTGCGGTTATGGTGTATGTGTATTCGCCGTTTGAGACGGAAGTCCACTGTCCGACAGGTCCGCCGTATGTGACTGTGGCGGCGATGCCGAGGTTTGCCAGGACTTGCTGCATGGCATTGGTGTCGGCTGCTGCGGAGACGGTTCCGGTTATTGCCACGAGGGCGATTGCGGCTAAGATTGTAGTTCGCATGAAATACACTCCTATCTATATCATATATAAACCTTTGCTAAAAAGGTTAGGCTATTAGGCCTTGCCAGTAGGCGTATGCCTCTGACTGGGCTCCGGCCTGGGGGATGTACGCGCCTCCGCTGCCGCCGTATGCGTGTCCTTTGGACGGTTCCTTTTGTATTGCGCAATGTGCGCAGATGTTATTGCGCGCGACGTAGTTGGCTTCCTTGGCATTCGTGTAAGTCGTTCCGCATTCGGGGCAGGTTTCAGGGTTAGTGTATGCCATTTTAGTTCACTCCTAAGCAAAGAAAGTATTAGAGGCCAAGGACGTCCTTAAGTCTCTGCCTCTGCTCCACGCTTCTTTCGAAGGTGTTGTAGTCCTTGTAGTAGTTGTCCAGTTCGGCTTCCAGGTCGGCTATAGATGATTTCTTAGATGACATTTGTATTTCACTCCTTTTGTGCGTCTATGCGTGCTTGTTCGTCGTACATTCTCTGGCGTGCTTCCATTTTAGTGAAAGGTATGCGCGCGAGTCCAAGTCGCTTATACTGTTCCTGCGCGAGTTGCCAGGACTCGAAGAAGTCCTCGTCGTCTATTTCGCCGTCTTTATTACGTGGTGCATAAGTCTCGACGAAGTTCTCCATGTACTCGATTTCCTTCTCTGTTGGTCTTGATATGCGCTGCATTGCGATTACGAAATGCGCGCCGAAGTAGTGTATGTCATTTCCATATTCTTCGTATGCCTCTAGATAGTCCTGCTCGTCGAAGTCTGGGATAGGTCCGCCGTAGTACTTGTCTAGGATGGCTCTAAATTTTTGCTTGTCCATAGCATCCCTCCTAAAGGGTTAATGGAGGAAGGTGATGATGTAAGGCTGGCGAGTGTTGGTGTTGCCAGTCTTATTCGCCTGCTTCTCCCTAGTGATGCGTCCCTCCTCGACAAGTTGGTCGAGTATGCGGTCGAATTCCGTGTAAGTGATGGGGGTGTTATGGTCGGCGAGAGTCTGCCTCAGGACGGCTGAAGAGACTGGTCCAAGTTCCTTCGCCCAGGCGAGGATAGAGGCAATGCGATGCCCCTTCTTCTTCTTGTTTTCCTTGCCGTTGTAGACGAAGATGCTCTTCACTTTGGACAGTTCCTTCTTGATGCGCCTGTGAGTTTCGGCCTTCTCATGCAGTTTCGCCTTGGCACTGCTCTCGTCCGCAGAGGGCATACTGATGCTCTTGTGGAAGGCGTCGAGGTTCCGGATGAGACGCCTCTCAATGGCATTGATTGCGACGTCCTGCCTTCCTCCGAGTTGTTGCTCCTCCTGGTAGAGGCTGCCAAGTCCGTCAGTTGCCTCCTCCTTGTCCATTTCGTCATACATGGACTCAGAAGATTCCTCTGCTGCATGGCCGAAGGCGTCCTGGTATTGGATGCCACATTCCATACAGTAGAAGTTGCCAGAAAGGTCGGACTTGAAATGTCCGCCGCAAGGCTTGCCGTTGTTCCTTATTTCGGTGCAGATTACGGGTACGTACTTCTTAGGTGTAGACATTGTTCAGTTCACTCCTTGTAATATGTAGTTAGTGTAAGTTCCGGTATAAATAGTTACTCCTTCCTCAGTAGGATTTCGCCTACTGGGTGGGAGTGCTTGTTCAAGGACTTGCCAAGTACTGGGGCGTACTTGTGCCAGAAGTATGTGTTCATGTTGCACTGGACGTGCTTGAGATATTGTTTGTCTAAGTCGACGTTAGAGATTGCGCCGAAGTAGACGTCGTCCTCCTCAGTACGCATGATGCGTATGACGTAAGGGGTTCCGCGAGGAAGGGTGCCGATGTAAGGCATTAGGCCTTCGCGGTCCTTCGCGTTCAGTCCGTCGCCAAGGGTTATGACGCCGTTGATGTCGGCGTAGATGCCCTTGACAGTGATTGGCCGTTCAGAGTTGGCCTCCTCCATGGCGTAGATGGAGGTCATGCTGTCCCAAGAGTTATGCCCTGGGAGAGGGGTGCTGAGTGCCGGCTTGGTCAGGCTGAAGTTCACTTCAATTGCGATGCGCGTGGTGACTTCCTCGCCGACGAAGTCCTCGTACATGAGGGGCTCGCCAGTGAAAGTGTAAGTGCCAGTCGCCTTGTCGAAGGATGCGCCGTAGGGCAGTTCCTTAGGGACGCAAGTGTGGTCCAGGCCCTCGGGTTCAGGGTACTTGTCCAGAAGGGCCTTGATGAGGTCCACGTAGTCCTGTGGCTGTCCTGAGGTCATGTCCTCCAGAGTGGGGCGGACGCGCTTCTCAGGGACTGGCCTGAGACGCTTGGGTATGGATAAGTCCGCCAGGCCGCCCTTCCTGCCAGGCAGGGCGCCAGTGGGGTGAATGGAAGTTGTTGGTTGATTGTTAGTCATGCGAGTTAAGTCGACGTCGCCAAGTTCCATTTTGGTGTAGACGTCGGGTGCATGCTTGCCGTGAAGGAAGTCCTCCACGTTGTGGTTGGGTTCGTTGTCCTGGATGAAGAGGCTGTGGCCAGAAGTGTCCTGGGCCTTCATGCTGGCGATACATGTGTCGCAGACGAAGGAGTAGGCGTTCATTGGCAGTTCCATTCCGCAGTGCATGCATGTAGTAGACATATTTGATTTCACTCCTTTAGGTTTAGTTTTAGTTCGAAACTTGTGAGCTATACTTATTGTAATAGCATGTGGAAGAAATTAGGCCCCGACTCCAAAGGAGGAGTCGGACATGACGAAGTGGCCGAGGCCTATGGAAGAGGCGACTATGAATATGGCGTCGTGTATGGCGACTGGGTCAGGGGCGTCTCCAGAGTCGACGTCGAATTTGCTGTCACTGGCGTCCGGGATAGAAGTATTTATGCTTGGCATTTGATTTCACTCCTAAGTTTATCGCACAATATACTACTGGTTTGCTTCCTATTTAAAGGTTGTGGTGTTCAGTGGGAGGGCATTTTGACGCCATCCCGCTGGGCGGCGGCTATGGAGGCCAAGGCGACCAAGCCTTTCAAGGCCTTCCTGCCGTCGTCACTGGCGTAGGCGCGTCCAGAGTTTATCATGAAGCGCCTGTTGCCGGGGGCCAAGTCACGGACACTGGCCATGCGTAAGTCAGGGATTAATTTGCTGTCGTAGTCGCTGAATTTGTGCCTTATGGTGGCTAAGGTGGAGTCCATGGTGCCAGCGGCGTACCCGGCGTCGCCTTTTATGGAGGAGACGTTTTTGGGTATGCTGCTTATGACTATGCGATCCATGTGGTCCATTAAGTCACTCAAGTAGTCGCGTTCTCCATCGTTTTTTATGTTCCTTATGGCGTTCCTTATTTGGTTTTTGTCGGTCATTGTTTTATCCATTGTAGTTCACCTCTTACTTGTAATACATACTAGTCTTCGTTGGTATTTAAGACTTTCGGTCTCAGAGTCTTTGTCGGCTCTGAGTACCGGTCTTGTGTTTCCTCGCGAGAATTTATCGCACCGAATTTTGCCAGGTCTCATCGGGTTCGTCCCTCGCCCCTTTTTCGGTGATAGTAGGTAGTCTTGTGGATATATAAGTGTTTCGCTCAGGTGATTATTCCAAGAGACTGAAGGTCATACTTAGTTAAGATTAAGATGCGTATGTCGTACATGTGCGCGACGATTCTTCGTCGGATTCGCTGGTTATTCCCGCCGTCGAATCCTTTTATTTCGACGTAAGTATTAGAGTCTACAAGATAGAAGTCTGGAGTATAGGTACTATTACCTTGTATTCTAAATTTTCTAGGCTCGTATTTATATTTAATACTATTTAAGTCCAGATACTTTGCGTACGCGACTTCGTACGAGCTTCTGTAAGATACGCCATTATAGGAGACTCTTCTCCTGTAGTTCTGAGGACGCATGGGCGTTCCTGTCTTTCTCAATATATGCCAGACTTGAGAGTCAGAAGATATGCCTAATTCGTTTGCTACTCCTTCGACGCTGAGTCCTTTTCTGTATGCCGCAATTACGGCCACTTGCATGTCCTCGCTATAGTTCATCTATTACACCTCTTATCTATTAGTATATAAAAGTTTAGGTAGGAAAGGCCGTTTAGGCCATTTCCAAGATGCGGATGTCAGGGTACTTCGCCCTGATTGCGCGCATGGTGGCGCGGTCGACGTATTCGTCCTGAATGGCGTCGACGAGTTCGCCAGTGTCGTCGTGCGCCCACGCGACGACTTCGTAGGCGTCAGGCCACTTGGCCCAGTGCGCCAAGAAGGGCATGCCGCCCTTGAAGGCCGCGAAGTAGTCCACGATTTCCAGTGCCTGCTTCCGGGGAATGAATTCCCCCTGGAAGCCGCCGATGACGTTGCCGGTTGCTTCGGCTTCCGCGATTGCGGCGTCGTATTCGGCTGCTTCTTCAGGTGTTAGTTCGCGCACGTCGCGAATGTCGGTTAAGATGATTCCCATTGTCATTACTCCTTGTTGATTATGATTCTCTTATGTCTGGCCAGTCTCTTCGCGAGACGCTTGCTGGTCTGTGCGACGCGAGGAGAAGTAAGATGCTTGGTTACTTCACGGATTGCTATTGGGACTGCAATTGCCTCGCGCATATTCTCCAGGACGTCGGCGACGTCATTTCTGTCGTCCTCATACTGGGGCTCAGTCTGGAAGTGTTTGTAGTCAGGCTCGCGTCCATGTGCTAATTCCTCGGCGATGAAGCCGGCAAGTCCGATTTGAAGTGCGACTTGATGAGGTGCAGTGTATTCGTCAATGTCTGCATACCCCGAGTCTCCTCCAGATTCGATGACGACTTCAAAGACTTTAATGCCATACTTCTGGGCAATTAAAGTATGTCCAATTTCGTGGATTGCTGTCAATTGAATGTCAGTGAGTTTTGCCATAGCTACTTACCTCCTTTCTATGTATATAAATGTAATGCTAAAAAGTTCAGTCCTTTATATATTGTTTCAAGTATTTAGTCCAATACGTCCTTTCGCCGAAGGTCGTCTGTGCATGATGTTTCATGCATAAAGGTATGAGATTAGACTCGCTACAATTGAGTTTGTCGTAGTCTATATGATGTACGTGAAGAGACTGAGAATGCTCCCCGCAAATTACACAAGAATAGTCATATTTGGCACGAATTTTATTTTTAAGTTCAGAAGTAAAGAGGCCGCCATATTCGGTTTTGCATGCCTGAATTTCCCGCTTTCTGGCATTACGTTTTTGTCGTGCTATGTAGTTAGTCCTTCGCCTGCGTGCTTCGCGAAGAAAGTCATTAAAAGAGTCCTTGAAGATTAATGCTAATACATTAAAAGCGTCCTTATGCCCTAATTTGTTCAATTCAATAAGGCACTTGCCGTCCTCCCAAAGTTGAAGTATTATTTCTTCGCGTTGCATTATATTCACCTCTTATTTGTATTCTTATCAGGCGTCTCGAAGAAGTCAGAAGTAGGAGAGTACTCCCGACTTGGACTTCGAAGACGGTTCCAGGAAGTAGTCGTCAGTTGGTACGGTGTCAGTTACGATGGGGTCGCGGTACTCGTCAGGTACCTGCTCGACAGGGATGTAGTCCCTGGGAGCAGATTGTCCGACGATTACCGTGTGGTACGTAGGCAGTCCCGCTTGTTTACGGGTCTTGGGCATTGGAGACATAATTTGTTTCACCTCATCTGGAACTCATCGTAATCGGCGAATTCTTGCAGAAAAGTGGAAGTTAGTTGCCTAACTTCATCCCACAAGGGGTTAGTCCAGAAAAGATCCTGGTTCTTTCAAAAAGAACTGCCTTCACAACCGAGAAAGGAAAGGAGAAGAAAGGAAAAGGAGAGAAAGGAGAAAGGCAGAAGAAGCCAGGATCACTGCTGTTTAATTCCCCGCGTTATCGCCCGCGTGTTGTTGCGGTGCCATCGCCTTTGAGGAGAAAGTCCCTCAAAAGCCCCAAGGGAACGGAGCAGTCCTCAGCGGTCACAAACCCGCACCCCCACGAAAAAGAGGGGGAGACCCTGACTGGACCGAAGCCCAGCCGAGGGGAGGAACCGCGAAACGCAGGGGCAAGCCCCCCGATAAAAGGCGGGGAGAACGCGCCGGCGGCGCCCGCGGGGCGAACTTAACAATTCCTTATACGCGTCCTGGGTATTTAACCCTTTCGGGACAAACACCCCGGCGCTTGGAGGCAACTTACCTCCAATATACTAATGGTGCCAATCCTATTTATACCTATCGGTTCGACGGTTGATTCGCTTATATAGTTCCTCGGTAGTAACCAGGTCTCCGATATTGTGGTTTATGATCCCCTCCCAGTCTCCTTCCTTGTACTGGCGCTCTACATCGGCTCCTGTATCCGAAATTGTCTCCAGGCCGAAGTGCCAGGCTACCTCCGCGAGCTTCGCGGACATAACCCACTTTCCTCCTAGCACCTCATAGATATCATAATGGTATTTTGAATATCTATCATATGGGAGTACCTCAGTCATGTCGTACCCATAAAGCGCTCCGCGCATACGCAGAAATGGCAAATCGAAGGCTTTACCATTATATGTGATTACCGATACCGGTACATGATCGCGAAGGTATTCTACCAGCCCTGCAAAGATTACTGCCTCGTCTTCATCCGCGAACACAACCGAATCGCGGCCTATAGGCTTAACCCCGGCCACTACTACGCGACCGGTTAGCCAATGAAGTCCTCCTAAGCTAGACTTCTTCTTTTTACTAGCTCTCGTTGTAGCCTTTGGCTCAAACTGTTCTTTATACTCCTTGATCCTTTCCTTTGGTAATGGAATAGTCTCGATATCAAGCACTAGTTGTGACAATTTCTCTCAGCCCCATTAAAGCATTCTGTATCTTTCGTTCTCCCCATAAAGCGATAACTGCTGCTGCATACATCCAAGCATCCTGTTTAAGCGCCGCTTCTGGTGGCATGTTCGCGAGACCAATCTCCTTAATCAGACGGTCTACTACCACATCCTGCGTACCCACAGCCAGCATCATATGCAAGAAACACAACCTGGGCACAAGTTGGTTGGCCAGGATTCTATCGCGATCCTTAGGGTCCATGGTCAAGGCAAAAGTAAGTATCTCGATGAAGCTACTAATCATCCCATGGCACTTAGGAAATAACGCAATAGGCTTATGATTCCTTAAAGTAGTAACGCAAGGTACGCTATAGAAAGGATAGTGACGACAAACCTGACCGCGTCCTTCGTACTGCATACATCCTCCTTCTCCCAGGAAGGGGCACTTCTTATCTTCACCTACGGTCTTATACCAGCGATCTGTCTTTATCTTACTGCTAGCTTCAGTATACTGCCGCAAGAAGTCATTCTTTTCCATGCCTAGATGCTTGGCCATCCTGGCTACATCCACGCTATTCAAAGCGATTCCACTCATCCCAGTACAGCATTTTCCACAGCGTTCACAGGTAAAAGCGATCTGCATACACGCTAAGAACATGTCTGTATTCTGTATCTTACTCCAGTCAAATGTCATTTTTACATCAAACTCCCAGTCTGCTTCTGTAGGTGCCGATTTTTACGTTTTTTACAAATCGGTCAAAACCATATATACAAAAATACAATATTTCATAAAATCCTATTAGTCTCGTATATATTTACTAAAACGTAAAAAAGATAAAAAAACCTAAAATTTCTAGGCTCCTGCTATCGTTTTTATGTTTTTTTATTTCGTTTTTAGAATTTTATTCCTCATCCACAGGTAACCTCAGCTCCTTCCTTATACTAACGCCTTGAACCGTCATGCCTCGAACCTGTAGACCGAAATCGTTCCTCAGTTTATACCTCAGATGGTCGACTTCTGGAGCAGCTACATTTTTGCTTTTAGCGTATTTCACGTAGTACTTCTGGAAAGTCTGAATCGATACCGAGCGATTATAATCTGATGTATCGCACCAATCTAGAATAAATCCAGATAGCAAATTGCTACGCTCACGCAACTGCGCTACAGTGCCAGAGATATCCTGCTTCAGATGGCCATGGTCCAAGAAATGCTGGGCGTATGGCAGCAGCATATTCAAGAAGGCTGGCAACTCGGCTTTCCAGTTTTCCACAAGGTTGGGGTCTATGAGTACCTCATTAGCGGCACCACTCAGGTCATAGACGAAAGTCCTAGGCATATTAATAAATCTAACACGATCATTAATAGCTTGTGACTCATCAAAGTGCGGAGGGCTATTGGTATCTATTATAGCTACCATCTGCAATGGATACTGCAGCTCGCCATCCACGAACTTTTTCCTAACCTGAATCGTAGTGCCGCCAGTGATTTCTTTTATCTCCTCCGTAAACTTCCTGGTAGAGCTGACCTCAGTATTCCAGGATATACGCTTGCCTAGGAATACCCCATTCACGAAGTCCTTGTTTAGGTTCTCCAGCTTCTCCGTGGTTATAAGCTGCATCATCAAGGACTCCAATAGCTCTCTTAAGATGGACTTACCATTCCTACCAGCACCAGATAAGCACAGCACGAATGGTGCACGACGCCCAGAAATAGCTGCTCCTATTACAGATAGAACTAGTTCCTTCTGCTCCGGCAAGAACATATTGTCTAATATCTTGGATATCTTTGGACAGGATGTAGCCTCAGGATTATAGGCCACTTCCATAGTTTTCATATAGATACCATCGACTGGCACAATACGTCCACTCTGGATATCCAGGACACCGTTCTTAACAGGTAGCTTTCCAAGTATAGAACCTAGCTCCTTCTGGGGAATCAGAGGCAAAAGCTGATCTCTTACCAGCTGGTAAGTAGTCATGCCGTACAAATCTTCGGCATGAGCCGACTTCAATCCGTTAAGGATCAGGATTTTAAGCTCTTCCTTGGTTAGAATAGTACCAATATTATTCTCAACTTTAAGAATAATATCTCCTATTCTGGCACAGTTCTCAGCTAGCAGTTTTGCAATCAACTGATGATTCAAGCCTTTCGCATCACCTTTCGCGTCATACTTAACTACATCTTCCCAAGACGGTATCATCCTCGTCTGTGTAGTTCCACGCTTCTTCTCTGGCGGGGCTTCCTCAAAAGCATCATGCAATTTTATAAAAACATTTTCGAGGTCTGAAGGCAATACTTTTAGCTCCGAAGATATTTTTATAATATCATCGCTTTTTAGCTTCCAAGGCAATGCCTTTAGCCGTATAATATTTCCTGATTTAGTTTCAAGTCGGCGGATATTACCGCCGTAAATATACTTCACACCTGGCAAGCCTGCGGCTCCCAAGTCAACCTCACTCAAGCTTTAGTCCTCCTGAATTCAACTTCTTCTGTAGAGACGTAGACCTGATGAATCCATGCTCTTTAGCTACGTCCAGCACCTCAAGGAATATCTCACCCCTTAAAGCTCCTGGCCTAGCTTCGTCACATCTAATCACACCATACTTGACAGCAATAGCCATAGCAACTCCGCCGCCTGACATACATCTCCTACATTGCCATACGTTTTTACCAGGATGTATGATTAGGTTATGACCTGTGGTTGAACCATGGCATGGATGAACACAGAACAACTGATCACCATGGGACTCTGTCACCGTCGCATCCCAAACGTCTACTACCGATACTCTGCTAAGTGGGTCATTGGTTTGGATCTTAACTGGTAAATCCCTAGATACCTGTATCTCTTTAGTAACCTTAATCTTACCCTCGAACGGCGACAGCAACTCTTTCTGAGTTATCTCAAGGATAGGTACATCAGGATCGACCACAGTATAAGGGTTCCCAGAAGGATGTATGCTGGGCGGTACCACAACATACTGACCAAGACACTGAAGTTCTCCCAGATGTATTCCCTCAAGATCAAAGAGTACCACTTTCTTGGCTCTGGCAACTCTGTAGTAAAGGTGATACCCACCGCCGCCGGTTCTAACGGCGTATGTATGAAAGGGCTCGATTTCAAGTTCATCCACTCGTTGGGGGTTATCGATATCTAAAACTACTACATCATCTGTGCCAGTGGCGAACCCTATGTTATGACCAGTAGCGACCCAGTCATCTAACTGGGATCGCTTATACTGCTTTTCTCGCCACCGTTCAGCTGGCTTTTTTGAATCCACTCCATGCTCTCTAAGTTTAATAAAACCTTTTAAATTTCCGTCCATGTATGTCCATCCGATTCATGTTTGGGTGCATTCTTCTTTCTAAATTCTTCCATGGTTGCTTCCAGGTTGTCTTCTTTTGCTTTACGCTGAGCCTCCTGGAAGTCCTCTAAAGAGACATAGGTTTTATCTATGTTCTCCCAAGGTACAATAAGTAAGCCACATACAGTAGAAATATACAGTCTGCGATTAGCATTAAATAGTATGGTGCCTGTATGCTCATAGCCGTCAGTATATCTAACATGAGATCTCATCCCCAAGTCTCCGATATGACTGCTTCCGCGTCTACTGGCACGGGTGCCAGAACTCTTGAACCTTCCTCTCTCATGACCTTCAGCATCAGCTGTGATATATCCTCAGCAATCGTTTCAGGGCACTCTACTATTATTTCATCGTGCACTGCGCCTACTATATGCGCCGCCTCTGGCAGCTCCGTATATAGTCTGACCAGAGATAGCTTAGTAATATCAGCACTGGTGCCTTGATCCGAACTGTTGTAAAACTCCGTCGGTTTTGCCTGAGTTTCTCCAGAGTATGATGGCCAGAACCTCTTACGACCTAGCAGAGTACGTTGGGTTGATACTGCCAGTTCCACAAAACCTTCATTCGCTTTGTGCTGGTAGTATGGCTCCAGAAGAGATAGATGCCGCTTCTCCTGGATATGCCACTTCGCAATACCTTTATATAAGTTAAAGAAGGCATTACGAGTATCCTCAGCCTCCTGCTCGGTCATGCGCACGCCGTAATTGAACCAGGCATACTTCTTAAGAGTAGGAGCAGACATTCCATAAATTAATCCGAAGTTGACCGCCTTCGCTTTCTGTCTATCATCCTTGGTTACCTGGTCCATCTCCTTATTACTGGTCTTAGATGCTGTCAGCTTATGTAGGTCTGTGCCAGTAATAATAGCATCCATCATGGCTCTATCCTGAGCTAGGCGGGCCATTACGCGCATCTCGATTGCTGAAAAATCGACCTTGACTAGCTTATGGCCTCCCATAGCTCTAAACAATGTTCTAAATACTTTTCCTTCGCCTCTCTTCGGGATTTGCTGGCCATTAGGTCGAGCCGACGACATTCTTCCAGTTGCAGCCCTACATTGGTTATAATACGGGTACAATCTTCCACTTCTACCACCAAACTCTTCGAATTGCTTAATAAACTGTATTTGCTTCTCTATGCCTCTAAACTTAAGCAGCTTAGCAGCAAAGGGATGGTCTATACCTTTTAAAGTCTCCACATCGCTGCTGTCTACATCTAGGCCTAGCTTATCCTTTATATATTTAGTTATTTGGATAGGAGACCTAAAATTAATATCAACTCCAGCATCGCTACCAAACAGAGTAAGCTGTTTGCTCTTTTGGCGTCCTCTAGCTTCTGATTCAAGCTCTTGTCTGGCTTGTTCCAGTTCATGTAACTTCGTCTCCCTAAGCCTCTCAGCAGCTGGCCAATCAAAACCCATACCATGGTACTCTATCTCTACGATAGGATTCACAGTCTGGAATTCCAGTTCTGCTATATGGGTTAACTGATTCATGTCCAAGAGCTTTTTCTGGATCTCATATAAAGGTAATAGAACCTCTACATCACGGGCAGCATATATTAGTTGCTCCTTAGTAAGCTCTGCTGACCCCCAGTTAGACCGCTGCATGTCCTTTTCTAATTTGAAGCCAAGATGTCTTTGTACCAAGGCTTGCAAACTATACTCTGGATACCGCTTCTTTAACTCACCATGCTTGACGTCGAAATAGGGTTGATACCACCCAGCCATAAGTACCTGCTCTGCCAGGAGAGTATCGTGTATATTATTACTGTATAGGCGTCGACCAGCATGCGCTCTGATGAAAGAGAGGTCGAACTTGAGATTATGTCCGACTACACATATATTACTGTCTTCAACGAGCCGTACTAGATAGTCCATGGTCTCAGGAGTCTCGAATACATCATGTATCTTCACCTCCGAGCCATCATATATCTGGGCTAGCCTAACCTTATCTGTTCTAGGGTCTAGGCCAGTTGTCTCTAAATCTAATGCAATTACTTTCATAATCTAGCCTACCTTTATTGTAATAGCTTGTGGAAGATTACTTTCTTCCACTTGCTATTACAATATAGATGAAGTCACTCGGAGGTGAGAGAGATGAGATATCATGTAACCGAAAGATTCTACATGAACCTAGTTGGATTGCTCGGAGTAGCAATAGAGGACAATGACCCAGCTGAACTAGACATAGTGCTAGATCTAATAAGAGATACTGAATCTGGACAGGAGAACGAGGTATGATGCCAGTCCCAGTAGCACCGAGCGCCATGTACCAAGGTAGGAATCCTCGCGACATTTACAACATGCTATGTTTTCTCAAAGCATGGAAGCAGTCCGGGGAACCCCTACCATGGGCAACTGAAGAGCTTGTTGATTCGATTATTGACCGATTAGAATTATTATATGAGGTGTATTAAACATGACCAGTGGACAAGTCTTAGCGCGCAGAAAGAAGGCAGCCGAACAAGCCATCAAACGCCGCTGGAGACAAAATTATATTGACGAAAACATAGACAAGCCCGGCAAATTCGAGGGAGTGTACCGAAAACCGACTCTTGTAGTGCGTGTAATAAGGAGTGAGGAGTAAATGGCTAGATACGTATATGAGACCGCAAACGGAAAGCAAGTAAAACTTAATGACTACCTTTTCTCCGAGATGGGCATCGAGGGCCTGATTGACACTGATCAGCCAGGCAAGTACATCCTCGCACTGTTCCTTGGAGATGGATCAATACTTTACGATTATGAGTCTGGGAAGACCCCTCAGGATTTCAAGAATAGCCGAGAGCAATACAAGGCTATGATAGAGGGTCAAAACAAGGCAATGGCTGAGCGTGCTGAGCAGCTTTGCCTGGATGCACAGCGTGGTGATCAAACCGTACAGGTTATAGTAGATGAGGATGGGGAGCCCGATGAGGAGATCCCTTACCGTAGTCCCAATGGGCCTGAGCCCGGCGGCTACGCCTAGGAGGAATTAAAAAATGGAGTGCCATACCATAGAGATGATACCCGATGGGGTACTGGCTTATGCTAGAAAGCATGAGCATGTTATAGACGTTAATGACCTTGATAAAAGAGTTCGCGCATTGCCAGATATCTTTAGCATGCCTAAGACTAATCTGTTATATGCTCGGGCTATGGCACTGAAACTACAACTGAAGTGCACAGCGGCTGGCCGCGGTGACTTAGTAGCTAAGATTGAGTTCATTATGAATGATCCAACTTATGAAGAGAAACGCAAAGCCGTTACGCAGAAGAATGCAGAAATGAAAGCTGCGCTGGGGAGTTACAGATGAGCGATCAAGATGCAGGTTATATTCAATTCGGAATCATACCAGATGAAGAAAGCATGTACATGCAGTTCGTTGCAGAACTTGCTGGAGTCAACCCCAAAAGGTCACAAGACATCTATGCATTCATTAAATCGATACTAGATGCCAAGCAGACAGACTACAAGACCTTTGATGATTTCGCAGTTGAAATTAGAAAGAAACTTGGGACATTATCCAGAGGAGAAGCCTTACTGGCTGGTATTATATTAAGCGTACAGCTTCGCACCCAGACTCGGATAGCTTCGAATATGCCCATTGAACAGACTGACGACACAGGTGAAGAGATAACTGCTCCATATGAGGCAGATTATAGTAAAGTATTACCAGGATATTATTGAGGTGAATTAAATGGTTGGATTTAGACCAGCGGAACGTAAACAAGCTAAAGTTAAGCTTGGCCTTAGTGGGCCATCAGGCAGTGGAAAGACGTTAAGTGCGCTTCTGGTTGCAGGTGGCCTAGTAGGCGGAAATTGGAACAAAGTAGGAGTAGTAGACACAGAAAACTGCTCAGCCGACCTATATGCAATGACCACTATTGGCGCCCAGAAGGTGGGCGCCTACCAGGTCCTTACGCTTGATCCTCCGTTCGAGGCGGCTAAGTATATAGCAGCCATCAAACTCGCAGAGCAAGCAGGCATAGAAGTCCTAATCATTGATTCCATCACCCACGCATGGGCTGGACAGGGCGGCTTCCTCGATAAACAAGGAGCGTTAGCGGATAAAACCGGCAACAGCTTCGCGGCATGGCGGAAAGTAACCCCAGAATATAATACGTTAGTGGATGCTATTCTCCAGGCTAAGATGCATGTTATTGTCACCATGCGGTCTAAGACTGAATACTCTATCGAAGGTGGTAGGGTTCACAAGTTAGGAATGGCTCCTGTGATCAGGGAGGGATTTGAGTATGAACTATCGGTCGTATTGGACATAGGTATGAATCACCAAGCCACAGTTAGCAAAGACCGCACGGGAATTCTAGACGGAAAAGTATTTGTGCCGTCTATTGAGACGGGCAAAACGATAAAAGCGTGGTTGGATAAAGTATGATTCGCGTGATGGTAGACTCAAATGAAAAATCATCACGCAGGGCGGAGGACCTTAAGAATGCGACCGAGAAGCATCCGGATAAGTTTACCTGGGAAGGTTTTAAGGAGCTGCCTGTTGATATTCGATTTCAAGACACCAGCTCTGGTCGTTATTTCTCAGTCGAGCTTAAGGAACCCCAAGACATGGTTGCTTCAGTTCTCTCGGGACATCTCGCCCAGCAGTTGGTTGTACTAAAAGCTTCCAGAGAGCCAGGCTTTATAGTCTGTACTGGTAGCCAGAAAAGTGTATTGAATTCAGTCACACCTATAGCAGACGGTAAATATAGAGGAAAGGATAAAATATTCAGAGACTTCAGCCGCATCAAGCACTTCTGCGCGACGGCTTACTCTGAAGGTTATCCAGTCTTCTTTTGGGATCTAGACTGGGCACCGACTACTCTCGCCCATGCTTTAGACTACTTTATGTCACCTACTATATTCGAATACCTACATAAAGACAAAGACAACCCGGTAAATGTAGCCATGTTATGTATGATCCCGGGCGTAGGAGCAACTACTGCACAGGTTCTAGTAGACACATATGGCTCGATTCGAGCATTAACCATGGCAGACCCGAAAGTATTAGCAGAATTAAAAATAAATGGTAGAAAACTAGGAAAAAGAGCAGAAGCTGTAATAGAGGCATTGACATGACATTAACCAGAGATCAAAAGATAGCCTTCGCCGCATTCCAATTAAAGGAACGCGAAAGACATCTTGAGGACATTAAGCAGATAGACGAAACGCTTAAAGAACTAGCCAAGCAAGGTATAGTTCCCACAGACCCAGCGCCATGGGTAAGCTTAGACGACTTAAAACAATCACCACTTCAATTCGTGGCTAACAATGAAAGCCCATTAGGCGGATACTGGCGGTACAGGCTGGACAAAGCATTCGAAAATAATACTCAGGAGACTAATATACATGACTCTGGCACTTCCACCAAACGCAGCCGACTACCAGTCAGCTGAAGTTAATAACATTTTGAACTACATGCACCGCCTTAACTTCGGCGGTAACCGCCCACCCGCAACCATGTATGACAGGTTCGGGGGGTGCTTCGCTAGACAACCGGAGATGAATACTCCATGGTGACTTATGAAGACTTACTTGCACCAAAGCATAGGATCGACCCTCTTGGAGTGGAGTACCAACCTTTTTATTGTGATCGTGTTTGTGGTAACTGCAAGCTGTTTAAGCCTGAGCCTTGGTCGACCCGAACTGGAATCTGTTTGCAGTTTGGCGGCGTTGTTCAGCGTAATTGGGTTTGCGTACTTGACTCTGATGGGAAACTCAAAGTAACCAGACAACAGGTGCGATAGATGCCAATGTTCCACGTACCTGATGCCGCATCAGCAGTAGAAACTGCTATACGGCACGTGGAACTCCAAGGCGAAAGAGTGATCACTGAGGATCGCCAAATGACCAAGGAACTTCAAAACCTTGTGATAGTGATCCGAGATCCACTCAAGGGATTCCCAATCCCTAACTCGGGATGGGACATGAAAGCCTTGGAGATCTATGGTAATCAGTTCTTCGATGAAGGCAAGCATGGGTTTGAGTACACCTATGGCCAGAGAATTAACCATCGGGACCAACTAACTAGAGCAATATCGCATCTTAAAAAGGAGCTAAACACAAGACGCGCAGTGATCAAAACCTGGCAACCCTGTGTTGACTACGACAATCAACACGTGCCCTGCCTTCAATTCATTGAATTCTTGGCTAGGGATAATAAGCTACACCTTACAGCGTTATTTAGAAGCCATGACATAGGACGAGCCTATGCTAGTAACATATATGGCTTAGGACGTGTTCAACAACATGTCGCCGCTGAGCTTGGAATTAAGGTAGGAACTATGACCATCCACAGTGTATCCGCACACATCTACGAGGTATAAATATGGCAGAATATAATTGGACGGAAATTGAGGGAAAGAATAAGAAGAACAACAAGAACGACGCAGACGCCAGAACCTGGAGAGGAGAAACACCAGGCGAGTCTGTCTTTGGTAAGGTCGAAGAGTTTAAAAAGGTAACCAGGAAGGATGGCACCCCAGCACATGTTTTGAACCTATACAACGACGCCTTTAATGAGTGGTATACTGTCTGGCCAAAGGGACAGTTACTTCGTAAGTTAGAAGCAGCCAACGTAGCCCCTGGCAGCATAATTAAAATAGAATTCGATGGGTTCAAACCTCTAATTTCGAACCCAGATAGGTCATACCGAGCTTATAAAGTATTTGTAGCATCGGAGTAGCCATGGTTGCTTGTCCACGTTGTGGCAGCCAGCCCCTCGTCTTTTTTGGGCCTGACCATGTCTGCTGGGAGTGCTATGCTAGTGACCTAGACGAAGAGAAAGATAGAGCGACGTATCATGGTATGAAGTGGGGAGTATAATGCCTTTTCCAAGTTCTAAAGTATGTATGGGTTGTGGTAAAAATGGCGAGCTTTTCCAGCTAGTAGTCGAAGCGTCTGGAACTACTGTCTGTCCAAAATGCCTGGTAACGCTATTTAGAGAGTATAAGAAGAGACTGGGGACTCACCCGGTGAACATACGCAACCAGAGGTACTGATGTGTGACTTATTATTAAATTGTCCATTTCAAAGCGTGATAGATGTAGGTGAAGGTACCTTAGTACTATGTGCCTTCAATGTAGAAGCTTTCGGTACTGGATACTGTTGGGCAAGTGATTTAGATGATAACTGAAGAAGAGATAGATGCCGTATTTAACTCGTATAAAACAGCCTTCTTAGCCTTAGCTGAGAAGGAAGATGAATTGGAGCTGATGAAACAAGACCTAGAGTCCTTAAAAGAAGGATCATCTAAACATGTCCAGAGGATGGAGGACATTCGCAAGTTCGAATCTAGTCTCTTTGAATACCAGAGACTTCTGAGACTAGCCGGCCTGGAAATCGATAGGCTCAAGACTAAGCTTATGCTTGAAGATGTGTCAACCGTAAAGGCTAAATCAGCAGCTATACCACGCCCCTTCATGGCGAGTTAAATAAAAACAAAAAACGCCCGGAGTGTCAAACTCCGGGCTTATTTTTTATGCAAAAATTTCTTTATTCGCGCGGCATTATTTTAATCCGCGTCGTCTTCGGTTGTCTATACGCTTTCATAGTACTTAAGTCTTCTGTATATAGTACAAGGCTACTGAAGGAGGCTTATTTTCTACTGAGCTTTTAACACAAGCCGATGAAGTGTGTCCGTGACCCAATCCTCCACCAGTGGTGGCTAGTGTTCCAGTAAGAGTAGCCTGTTTGTATATATACTGACCATAGTACAATACCTCAGTGTGCTTTATGGTATCCGCATAGTAATCCGTTAAGGTATGCGAGTGCTCTGGACACTCTGAAGTAGTCAGTACGTGCGACGCTACAGTTATTGTATCTGAATCAGACCTGGTAGCACTACCTCCAGATGCTCCGACAGCGTATGTAGATCCTGCGCCTATTACCCACTGATCCCGTAAATCTATAGTGCCTGAAGTTCCATCACATACATGCCATCCCGAAGGTACAGTTCCGACTGCTCCTTCCCACATAGCTATAACTCCAGTAGTAGCACCCAGTGTGGCTAAATCAGAGTAATGTATATTTCCTGTAGATTTATACATTAAATCTGCATCGCACCCTGATCCTGCTCCGTCGTTACCACTATACCAAAAAGTCGACTCCATTTGCGTTTTTGTATAATAGAGAGTATCGTGGTTATGTGCCGCGAAATCGGTAGATGCAGCGCTATACTGGGACTCTAAGTGATCAAGGTTAGTAGTCGTAAGTGCAGTAGCATCAGTCCATACAGTAGGAGTATAGCTCATTTAAGACACCTTCTTAATTAGGTATAAGGCATAGTATGGAGGTATGTTAGACTCACTGTTGTAGGTAACTGAAGATCCCGTGGAGTGGTCGTGAGCGTTACTTGACCCTGAGGCATTACTTGTTCTGCTGTTGGTAGTAGGGTTATAAGATCCTCCCGCTTGACCATCGGTATAATCATATGGCCCAGCATCATAGACTGAATACACATCTGTAAACGTATGTGTATGTGCTGGTATTTGGGTGTCATCTAGAGTAGTACCACCAATAGTGACAGTGCCTGTTGGAGTGACACTGGACGAACCCAAAGTACCTTTAACGGAATAGGTAGAACCAGCCCCAACTACAAAATAATCACGATAATCTGTAGTATCTGTCTGCCCATTACAAGCTTTCCACCCGGTAGGTATAGTTCCAGCTGTTCCAGACCACCAAACAATCATTCCAACAGGTAAACCAGCAGCTATAGCTTCCGACGCATGATGACCATCTAATAGATCTGCATCGGCTCCTGAGCCGCTACCCATGAACCCAGTATTATAAAAAGTAGCATCAGAAGGTGATTTTAAATAGTACCTGGTATCATGATTGTGCCCAGTTACAAAATCAGCCATACAAGCATCATACTGGGTTTCGAAATTGTTACACGCTGTTGCAGTAATCCTAGTCGATACCGCCCAAGTAGTAGGAGTATAAGTTGTCATTCTTTTACCTCACGTTTTTATTATGTAAGCATAGGCCTTGTATGGAGGTAAGTTATTACCTGTGGTTGTATCTCCGCTCATAGTCGATCCTGAGTGGCCATGGGCTGTTGGGCTAGTAGTGTAGGCGTTGGTCGATGTAGAGGTATGGCTATGATCTGCATTTATATTTTGAGATACAGACGACCCCTGATAGCTAGGTAAATTAGATACAAACCTTGGAGTGTAATCAGTATAGGTATGCGTGTGGCTAGCCAATTCAGATAGAGTCAGTGCATGTGTACCTATAGTGACGGATGCAGCAGTAGATTGGACGGTAGCGGCTCCACCCGTAGTTCCTTGGCCATATAAATTTCCAGCTACTATAGGGAATTTATCTCTCAAATCCGGAGAACTCGTTCCGTTACAGATCGCCCACCCGGAAGGAATATCCACTATAGCTCCAGACCATATCATTATCGTTCCTGTAGGAACCATCTGAGCACTAAGCTGGGCTATAGTATATCCATCCAGTGTTTCACAGACAAACCCACTACCAGTGCCATCGGTGGAACTAGTCCAGTACTTACTATCACACGTAGCTTTAGTGTAATAAGATGCACTATGGGTAATTATTGTATTATATTGATATGCTACCTCATCATATTGTGTCTCAGCGTTATTCAGCCAGCCTGCCTTTTGAACTCCAGTGCCAGCATATTCTACCCAAGTGTGTTTGGTGTAGTATCCAGTTGTTACCATTAAATCACCTCAAAAAGATAACGGTTACCAATGGTAATCGATAACCGTTATCTGTAGAGCCTCTAACGAGTTCTTGGTATATGCGCTAGAGCCAATTGTATAGAGTTCAGTACCTGTACCGAGCGTACTAGTCGCAGCATCACCACCAAAGATTCTGATTTCGTCCCAAGCGAAGTTAGCTTCTCCAGGGTTTAAATACCATATAGTCGTGAACGAAGTGTCAGCTACATACGTTTGGCTAGTTAGGTATTTCCTAAAAAGTTCTACGCCAGAATTCCACAAGGATAGGTATGTTGGACCATGGTCTACATCAAATCCTGGGAATGACGGGCTAGAGGGGGTATAGGTCCCATCTGGCAGAGCGCATGTCCAGATATTCGGAGTATCTCCAACGAGCCAATCGTGGGTATAAGCCAGCGGAATCAGAACCACATTTGTGGCAGAGCTGCTCACCAAAGGCGTCTTGGTCTGACTGAATTTCAGGAATACCTTAGACCAATAGTCCTCTACTGGACCACTTACGGCAGTTACCCTATAGTGGGTTATATGATTATCTGGATCGGAAGAGTCTAAGAAGACTGCGACCTTTTCTAATCCGGTGATTAGGAAGTCATCATCGATATCATGGATAGTGCTTTCGATATGCTGTAAAACACCAACCTCTAAACCCTTCCTGGTGGTTATATACTCTATCTTATTACCTACCTGAGCATAATGACTTAGTAGTGCATCCGCTTTAGCCATGCCTGCGTCTTCGGTAGTTATAAGAGAGTCATCGATCAAGGCCTGGACATACCCACTGCCTCCACCTTCCACAGATTTCCTATCAAGAACCTGAGTGAAATCTACTGCTGTAGTAATGATTGGATATAAACCATAGTATACAACCTTTAATCTGCCACCTGTTGCACCAGAATCCGCGGCTAATACAGTTCCACCAAAGTCCTGAGCTATGATTTGATCATTTGCCGACCAGTACCAATCCTTACCCGTCTCCACTCCTTTTATACCCACAGTCTTTAAGGTATAGTTAACACCCTTATCCGTACTAACATAAACATCTGGTTCCTCAGCGGGTTTATAAGCTATGGGGAAGTTTCTAGTTGTACCATCTCCTGGGAAATACTCAGTCTGAATAGCGGTTTTTCCAAACCCTCCTCGCACATACTGGTAGTTCCTATACTCTGGAGCTGACGATGTATATCTGAACGAGTCCCACAGCACATCAGACATGACGCCACCTACTTCAGTTATACTCCAGTCTGCTGCAACCGAGGATCTCTCATAGAAGTGGAGTGTTTTATCGAAGTCGATATACCATGTACAGTTACCATATGTGGCCAGCTGATCTAGCGCTTCCGAGCAGGGCACATAATCAAAGGATATCTGGTCTACTTCGGTTGGGTCGACTATTGTTCCAGCTAGTACCCCTTCACCATCTAGCACATTCTCTACTATGTATGTAACTATATCAGCTATAGTTGGGTATGTAGCACCATCAAAACCTTTAGCTAGAAGAATCTTATCTGCCAAGTAGTGGTTGTCCGTACAGGATACGTTATGGATAATAACCCCATCTGGGGACATCCTCTCTTGAGTAACCTCCTCGATAAAACCTTCAAATATAATATCTAAATCATGGTCCTTTATCTCTACGTACTGACCCTTATAAAAAGAGTAGGCATGGCTGAAATCTATAATGGAGAATTCAGCCGAGGTTCTGGATTCAACTAAGTCTCTGACAGCGGGCTGGGGTGATGCTAGAAGCTTGTTATCATGTGGGTCTAACACCATGGCCCATGTATAGTTATCAAACAAGGTCACCCAGGTGTGTGCTTTGACATCTCCCCAAGTGTCACCAGAGAAGTAGTCTACTCCGGCGATGGATACCCACATTAACATCCACCGTCAGTAAACCCATATCCTGACACATCTCCATAATTGCCAATACCACCATACCTGGCCCAATGGTATACGGACTTAGCCCAATTAGCATTAGATATATTAGCTGAGTCTATCCAAGTGACAGAGTTTAAATACCCTAAGAACCAGTCAGAATTAGTGCCAGCGTCGTTCCTACAGAATATTCTTGGATTCTGCGTACTGGTATATCCCACTGAATATGCCCAAGCATAATACCCATCAGCTACACCATCTTTATAGAAGTATATACCGTCGCCTGCTTTATGCCCAGCTAAAAGGTGGTGCCAATTGTTATCGTTATAGGTACTTGAACTAAACGCTACAGAGTAATCTGTGCCTGCAACGGTACCTGTTCCTCTACCAGATATCATCTCTACTCTTCCTACAGGTGCAGAAGACGTAAGCCAGAATCCAAATCCATAGTATTTAGAGGAGGCCAGAGCAAAATTATTACATATGGCATCTACATCCGTAGTATTAGTTTTAATCCAAATAGATACACACGGGTTGGTCATCTTTAGTGCAGCATTATTAGGTAAAGCAATATAGGTAGAGCTACCATTTCCATACGCGGTAGTAGAACCTCCTCCCTGACCTCCTGGGCTTCCATTCACGAAAGAATACGTTACATTGGCGCTAGAAGACGCATTGTGGTTCCCCAAAACGTCAGTAGTGCCTCCGTTCAACCCCCAGCAGGCCACACAGCCTGGCTGGGCGGGTTCTCCTATCCAACAATCTCCCATTTTAATCACCTCACGTGCTTATAAATCTGGCTAACTCAGAAGCATATACATAGTAAAGTCTTATATAAACCTCTGAACATGGCGTAGTAGCGGTGACTGCTGAACAGTCTACTGTCATGGTACTATCTATAGCTACAGCAGTACCTGGTGCAGTGGCTGCAACCAGGTTGTTACCAGTAGAAGCAGCTAAGCTAACAGTGGCTATACCAGAGGTATCATCTTGTACGTTAAAGGTATTGTTACCGGTACCCGTACCCTGAGTGATACAAAATGCACCTATAGCTAATGGATAGAACGCATTCGGTGCGAAGTGCCGTCTTCCTATGTAAGAACCAGCAGAAGAAGTCATTGTACCTGGTAATACCCATTCCATAAACTGGGCTGTACCGGGTGGAGAGATGTAGAGTGAATCTGCATCAATAGAAGCCATGGTGTTACCAAGTATATTCCAAGTAACTTCATCAGATGCATAAGACCCGGCCGCAGATATCATAGCATATTTTGCGACGGTAGATTCTGTCCATCTTATAACAGTACCACGTCTAAAAACGCTATCAAGAAGCTGAGCATTTCCTGTATCTGTAACTTTAAAGCTAGTATTGCTTACTCTAGTACCATCTTGTTGAATCCAAGTCTTCCAAGGTGCCTGCCATGAAACACTATTACTGGCTAGGTCACAATACCTTAAGGAGGAGCCGTTGCGTTGATTACTGGCCGGAGATGCGAGCTTAGCCCAAGTATCTGATCCAGAAGCTACGATTACGTCTCCAGCAGCATCTGCTAAGGATTGTTTTAAGAAAGCAGTATCATCCAGGCCGTCTAACTGATCAGCATTTAGGCTGGTTACCTTAGTGGTCGAAGATACTGTGAAAGGTGCTGTTCCAGTAGACTGCTTAGCCTCAAAGGTATTAGCCGTTACAACCCCAGTAGTAGTTATATTCTTAGCGCCAGCATCCCAATCTGCAGTCAGCTTACCATCAGATCCGAGCATCATACCCTTGCGCCACACTGCAGCACCCTTAGCCACATCCGTAGCGATATAATAGGCATCCACATCAGTTTCTACCCATATGTTGCCTTCTGAGTACCCAGCATCAGTATCATCATTTACCGTGGGGGTATTGGTAGAAGTGTGTGCACTAGAGGCCTGTGGATATACCTGTTGCCACACTGCAGCACCAACAGTAACATCCGCAGCAATATAAACATAATCCGTGCTGGTATCTACCCATAAGCTCCCTATTACGTACCCATCGTTAGCGTCATCATTTACGGTAGGAGCAGCAGCTGCTGTGTGCGCGCTAGATCCCTGTGGGTATATAAGGTTCCAAACTGCAGCAGCCTTAGTATTATCCTCACAGCTATACAATTCATGAGCGGTGGTATCATACCACCATGATCCTACTGCATACCCATCGTCGGAGTCATCTCCAGCTGTGGGTGCAGCAGCCTTTGCCCATTCGCTCTTCGCGAGAGCTGCATCGATGGTATCTAAATCGGTATTTATAACACCAATGTCAGCCGCGTCCGAGTAACCTGGCTTAGTCAAATTATTGCGCGTTGTATATGTTGCCAATTAAATCACCTTAAATTAAATGAAAGGTGCTTAACGCACCTTCATACCAGCCTTCCTGGTCTCCTTAATAATCGCACTTCCAGCAGCCTGGCCTAAAACTCTACCGTCCACGATGATGTTGTGGCTGTGAGCCATCATGTTACCAGCGCCTCCGAATCCCATCTCGGCTGCCTTTGACAGAGGCACTACAGCCTCTTTTTCGCCTGCTTCACCTACCACTGCAAGTGTAGGCCGAGTTACGATTCCACCTTCAGCGAGCCTAACTCCACCAAAAGTTACGCTGCCGAATCCACCGCTGTAGCCGCCGCCACCGCTGTAACCTCTAGCTGCGTTGGAAGCCGCTGCTCCTCCCCAGGATACTTTTGATCCCTGGTTGCCTTGGTACTGGTAGCCTGCGGTTGCACCCGTTCCAACCCACCAGGCATTAGTTCCAACATTGTTAGAACCGACGTTCCACAAACCACTCATCCCACCATAGTTGGCACTACTATTGCCCCCTACGCTAGATGAGGTACTAGTCCATGTACCGCTTGCAGTGTTGTAGGACGCGCCTCCGCCTCCTCCAAATAGCCCCATGATTCCGCTACCGAAGGTATTAAGTGCTTGCCCAACATTATTCTTAAATGATACACCACTCTCAGTGATGGTTCCGCCTGCGCCCTGTACTAACTGCTGGAAGAGTGTTCCACCATTCTGCATATAATTCTGAGCAGATGCTCCTCCTGCGGTTATGTTCTGTGATGCGGAGTTCATCGCATTAACTCCAGTCAGAGTTGCAGTACCCTGTTGAACGACGCTATTGGCCCATGCACTACCTACCGCTTGCTGAGTTGCTAAGTACTGTTGGTTAACCTGCTGGTTAGTGGCAGACCAATCCTGACTGGCAAACACCCGTGACTGAGCATCCATCTGAGCCGCATTTTGGGTAAGATATGCGCTCTGCTGAGCGTTTCCAACTTGGATCTCCCCAGCTTGCTGATAGGTATTCAACTGAGATTTATTAGCCAAATCCTGGCTCTGCTTTATGGCTTTGGATATTGTACCTATAGCTACTGTAGGTGTTATGTTACCTCCACCTTGAGCATAATTACCCTGATAGCCGATTATGTTAGCTAAAGCCTCAGATGTCGAGGCACCTTCTATAGGCTTCCAAACACCTGCGTTAGCTAGGTATTGACCTAATCCGGGAGTCATACCGAAGCTATCTATCTGACAAGTATCGATTTCTACCGAAGTAAACTCTCCCTCTGTAGATACTGCACCTATACCTGGTCCGCCTGGAGTGACGTTTCCAGTAAATTGTTTTGGAGTACCATAGCCATAGTTAGCTCCGTAAGATCCTCCAGACCCACCCATGCCGCCTGCGCCCATGTTAGTTACGTATACTGGAACTACTCCACCAGTCCACTGACCGCCTAGAGAAGCTACAGATGCAGCATTAGATTGAGCTGCGGCACCAGTCTGATATCCACCAGTTGGCAACAAGGGGTTAACCCCACCCATCATAGAAGTCTCTAACCCTATTAGGTTATTTAACCAAGTAGATGGATTATACCCGCCAACGTTACCGGTTACTGCTGCTCCAGGAGTGGGTGTTACTGTACCGGATTTTGGCCAAATTGCAGCTACCTGAGCTAACTGGCTCTGAGATAATGGCTGCTTTATGACATTCTCTAAAGCACCTACAGCACCTAGATAAGAATATGTTTGGCCACTACTCCTCATTCTAGCAAGCGTAGTAGAGAATAAATCACTACCTCCTCCCAGACTGCCCCGGAAATCAGTGCCGGTTGCTGATTTTAATACCGAAAACTCAGGGCGAGTATATCCAGTTAAATCGTAGTCTGGTAACCTTCCACCCGTCAGCTCATCTAATTTCACGTAAGCTCCGCCAACGGTTCGAACAATTGATTGTACACCATCTAAGATGGCATTTACAGCTGTCTCGACTATTCCGCCCATAGCATTTAATCCACCAGCTATAGCACCACTTACACTATCGAGAACAGTAGCCCCTAACAGTTTCATGCCAGTAATGATAGGATCAGAAATACCCTTTACAAACTCCCCACCAATCCTAGCTAAATCTGAAGATATACTACTCATGTTGCCAAACCATTTACTTACCATACCGGGAAGATCCTGGAAAAGCTTGCCTATCTCGGTAATCGAAGTTTGAATAGCACCAACTAAGGCACTACCCAACTGCTGGCCGAATACCCTAACAGAGGTAGAGTCAATGGTTCTAAGTTTAGCGGCTATCCATGAGCCTATATCTAAGGAAACGTTAATTGCGGTTCTAAATGCTCCTGCCATTGCTTGAATTGCGGTATTAGCGGCAGAACTCCAGTTAATCCGACCTAAAGCATCCGCTACTTGCCGACCCAGATCATATATAGCGTCTAAAGCACCGATAGCAAGCCTACTCCAATCCATCCCTTGAAGAGCAGCTAAAGCACCCTGTATTGCAGCCTGGGCGCCTTCCATGATGCCTCCCCAATTAATAGAGGATATAGAAGCACTAATCTTATCAAATGCCCCAGCCCAATCTCCCTTTGAAGTCAGCGCCAGTAGGTCGGCCACCTGGGTTAACCCACCAGTTAAAGGGGCTAACAGATTATCTCCCAGACCTGCCATGGTGTTCTTTATGCCAGACATGACCCTGTCATACTGACCCCAGAAAGTACCTAGTTGCTTCTCAGCTTCTATAGTAGTTCTGGTATTCTCCTGAAAAGCTCTAGTCGAAATCTGAGTGTATTCGGTTACTTTACCCATTGCATCGGGTAACTTATTGGCCAGGTTTCTACCATACGACCCGAACAGATCTCCTGCCAGGGCTGCTCTCTTATACTCGTTGGTTACAGTGCCTAACTTCTGAGATACCTTAGCAAAGAACTCAGGTAACTTACCCTCTCTGACAGCCTGATTATATTCTTCCTGAGTTATACCTAACTCAGCCATGGCTTCTAATGCTGGTTTAGATCCGCTGGTGAAAACAGTGAACATTGACCTAAACGCAGTAGCCATCATTTCAGGCTGGACACCCATTTCTGCAAACGCGGCGGTCATGCCGTTAACATCATCTATCCCCATGCCGAACTCTTTTCTGAGTCCCATCATAGCGATATTACCACGAATTAACTGTTCTTCATTAGCTCCTGAAGCATCAGCTAACTCTGCAACTGAAGACGAATATCTAGCGACCTGGTCGTTGGTCATATTATAACCGTTAGCTATCTGGGTCAGATAGTCTGCGGTTTGTTCGGCACCCATGTTCCATGCAGTAGATGCTTTGATTAAGGTTTCAGTGCCGGCTACCAGTTCTTCTATATTCTTATATCTACCAGATGCTGCTAATGTAGCGCTTGATCTGGCAATATCTTCGGTCGATTGACCATACTTGTTGGATAGGTCACGGATAGAGCTCTTAAATGCATCCTGCTTATCTACTGCGATATCCATGACCTTATTAACACGCATAAAGGCAGCTTCTTGATCAGCTGCATATCTAACTGAGGCTCCTCCAGCAGTTACAGCTGCTGCTCCAGCTACAGCTAATCCTGTAGCTATGGCTCCGCCTAACTTGGTGAAGGTCCCTTCTATCTTAGAGGCAGACGCTGTCGCTTCTGATTCTGCCTTCTTTAAAGACGAGCTGAACTTAGACGAGTCTAAGGTCATATCGACTACTAGATTCCCTACATTTGCCATCTAATCACCCCCAACGTTTTTCAAATCCACGGCTGGCTAACGCAGATTTAAGGGCCTCTTCTTTTGTCTCTTGTATCTGTTCTCTCTCCGGGGTCTTAGGTAAATACTGGTCCAGAGACTTCAATTTTCCACTGAAGAATCCGCCCAGGAAATTAATCGTTCTCCAAGCAAGGGTGATTACGGTCTCTGCTTGACGTAAGTTTCTAGCCTGTAAAAACTCATTAAGTTCTACTATCGTCATGCAGACTGCATCAGTAGGTAATACTCCAACGGCTGAAGCTTCACTCAGCGCCCACTGGAGGTTCCACTCCTCTCTTGGCTTTCCCGGACTTTGGCTTGACTGGCTCGTCTCGCTTTCCTTTGGCGACACGAAAGCCTATAGCTGCCTGCACCGCCTCGGCGATCTGCCTCATAAGGAGCTGCTGAGCTTCCTGGAACTTCTGCATAGCTTCCTGTTCATCCTCGTACTCAGCGAATATCTCTCCCAGGTGTTGGAAGTGTTCCTCAATTAACTCGGCAGATTCGTCTATGGATATCAGTTTAGTATCGCGCTGAACTCTCTTAGCCCCATTGATGCCCTCTCTGAGAAGTACTACCTCTTCAGGTATATCGTACGGCATATCACCAAGTTGCCAAGTGGTTGGTCTCCCAAACCCAAGAGCCTTTAGAGACGCATGAGCATTAGTCAGCGCCATAATGTCAAATCTTATCTCATGAACTTTACCGGACAGGTCAACGGGGTACATTATCTTCTGGTTAGCCATTTTCAATCACTCATGAACTTCTTAGCGATCATTATACAATAGTCACGAAACTCAGTTAGCGTTAAATCGTTTTTCATAGTATTACATTTATGACAGACTACCATCACATTAGTTCCATCTATGAAATCTTCATTATTAATTCTATCCAATGTGGGGGTATCCTGCTGAGTCTTGCCACGGCGAATAGGACTCCAGTACAACTGCTTGCCACACAGCATACAGTGTTCATGAGTCTTAGCCATGTTCTCCAACTCATCTACGGTCAATCGCACATCTATACCGCGCCTCTTGTGGCTGAAATAGGTATTATGTGCCCATCGTCTGTGAAAGTGAGCCGCATCCCACGCGCGACGTCTCTTATCCTGTGCTGCCTTGTACTCTGGTCTCGATCTATATTCATCATTCTTCAATCGATCATGCTCCCGTACATCTGGATCTAAACGTCGTCGCTTGGAGGCTTCCTGATAACAATATTTGCACCAGCTATCATGTCTGCCGCGATCGGCTTTAAAGTAGAAGTCCTCTAGCGGTCTGACATTTCCACACTTGGTACACGTCTTGTTAGTCATTACAGACCACCAATATTTAAAAAATAAGACCTGCCTAAGCAGGTCTATAATACAACACACCATCGCCCCTAAAGCTCAAATTCTCTGTTAGAACTGCCTTCGGGTCTAGGCCGCTGTCAATGCTTTCTAAGTAGCAATATCCTTCCCACCTAGAGTCGTTAGTACTGTTAGAGTATAGAGATACGATAAGGGTAACACCAAACTTAGCGGTGTGATCCTTAGCATCTAATCCACCAGCTAAAGACTGCGTACCTAAAGCTGCGACTATACCAGCACCAGTCTCAGTAGAATATCTGTCTGCGGTAAAGTTGATAAAGTTACACGCATCAGAAGCTTTAATCGCAGCAATGACCTGGTTAGCGGTAGAAGATATTGCACTACCGCCATCGGTAGCCAAAGATACGGTTACAGCCTTGCCTACTACAGAAACCGCCAACGATTGGCTTGGAGCTCCTGGGTCAGTCATGGTAATAGAGTAGCTGTTTCCAGCCACCCCACCCAGGTCGTGCTTAAACACGATGTGACTGTTAGCATTTCCACCAGTGGTGGTATAAGTAGCCTCAGTCCTTAGGGCAAAGGTGTCCAGGGTTAGGCTAAAATCATTCACGGTTGGGTATCTGCGAACATATCCATCGCCGAGAAGGGTTATATCCTGAAGCTGTGGACCAGTGGTCAGCCTAGCTACCGTTCCGCCCAGTAAAGTAGTCTGGGTGGTGTAGTAAGTACCGGTTGCACATCTTACAGTGTAAGACCCTGCTAGAGGAGCGCTCAAAATTATGACTCCACCAGCGTACTGAATCTCAGCAGGAGTTAGGGGGTCGAACCCGCCCCCGTCGTCCACCTCAAAAGTTGGAACTGCACTCCTAGCTAAGTATCTCTTAGTAGCATCAGTTATCTCGTAAACGGTTTTTGCAGGATACCCCAAAGCCGACCAATCTAACTCACTCATAGCCTCGTTAGTAAGGCTCCCGGTAGTGCCGGAAGTCGTCTTAACAATAGCCAAACTCATTCCTACTGGGGTAACCATTTAAATCAGCCTCCCCAAGTTTAAGCGTAGACCAGTAAGCTGTTGCCCTTGATCGAAACAGATGCCCTCAAGACTTCCTTGGGGTCGAAGGTGTAATCAAAGGACTCTACGAATCCAGTGCCGGTTAGGGTATGTCCGCCAGGCATGGTGATAATTAGCTGCTCGTCAGCAGGGGTGTATAGAGCGGTGATAAGCTCAGCTTGTCCAGCATCAGTAGCATCATAAACTAGGTCCATAGTGATTGACCAATCAGATATGGTTGGATACCTAGCAACATAATCGTCACCAATAGAGGTTATATCAACCAGAGAAGGTCCATTGGTCAGTCTCATGTTGGTAGCTCCGCCGATAGTTGCGGCCTTGAACGATACTGCGAAAGTAGTCTTAATCGGTAGTGGTGTAACCATTTATATCATCTCCATTTATACAAATACTTCGAAGTTTGTACTATATTCTGTCCAGTTATTATTGTCTTTACCGAGGTAAAGCGCACCGCTGTTAACCGGTATAACATAAATGATGCGCAACCCATTTGAGGTGAATTCACCTGAGCCTTCTAGATAAGCCTGAATACTATTGATGTCTATTAGCGCCTGACTCGGATCATCGTCTCGAACTAAGATCTGAATCCTAGGAAAACTGATCAATGATGCTTTCTGGCCTATAGCTCTATCTGGCTCGTTTCCTTGATAGCCTGTAACTACTATCACGTCTGACGGTGATGGCGGTTTCCAGTCCACGAATATGTCTGTACCTACTGTGCCATAACCGCCAGTTTGGAGGTAGTAGGCTATTGAGTCTTGTGGACTTGTAACCATCCAGGTTCCTCCTTATCTACTTGCTACTTTAGCTCCGAATAGAAAACCGCATGCCATCAGAGCTAGGTCTTTCATATCGGCTACATCGCCATAACGTATAACCAGATATGAAAATACTACCATAATCAAAAGGATGATGGAGTAAGTCCTAAACCCTTTAAAGGACTTACCGAACAGAATAAGCTCTGCATCATCCGCTACTGGGTTAGGCACAGGTTCAGCTTCCACCCGCTCCTCCTGAGCCCCCATGCAAGGACACTTACAACCTTCAGGCATTTTTATCCATTCCTAGCTCGTGCTGGATCTTGGCAGCATGATCCTCTAGATCCTTAGCCATAATCTCCAGGTCTATTACCTCTTCCTGAGTGACGATATTATCCTTGCGCATCTCGTTAATATATTGAATCGTTCTGCTAATATCTGCCATTAGCTCTACGCTTTCAGTCAACAGAGTGCCGTATTTACCCTTTCCACTCTTAAAGTAAATACCAAGGATAGTACCAATCAAACCGATTAAGAGAGACCCTAGATTAGCTAGAAGCTGGTAATCTACAGAGTCCATAATCAACACCTAAATCTTGAACGTAGTCACTCCATTCTGAGCAGCTCTCAGGTTACGAATTGCCAGTAGCTCTAAACCATCCGTACCATATTTATCTCGCCACTGGTAACGATTAAGCTTGCCACCGCCGTTAGACTCGATGATCCTGAGCCAGTCCTTGCCATAAGTCTTCTCGACCTCGGCCACAGACTTCTCGTTTAGCCAGGCTCCTATGATGACGTCATCAGGCTTAAGCTCGCTCTTCTTCACCATCCTATACCCATCTTCCTCTTCTGCGTCCAGCACTTTAACCCTGTATATAAACTTCATTGGGTCGAGTCCGGGTACAGATACGGTTGATCCTAGAGGTAACGATGCTTCCTGGCCCTCCCAGGGGAGACACTCTAACCATTGTCCAGTTGGATTTTCTTGAGACATTTCTAATCACCTAAATATTTATCTTGTATTGACCTTTCTTAAACTTATCGATAACTTCTGTAGCTGCTGATTCCAGGAATTTAGCCTGGCCTGGTGCATTATGGTGTAACGATGTATCTTCATGCTGCCTAATCGAGTAAGAGGCCGCAGCCCCACCATAACCTACTTGGACTTTCTTAGCCCCATCATCGCGTGCGACCATAGCCGAGTTTCGGAGGGTTCCTGTGTCGACTGGGCAGCGCTGTTGGGATAGGGACTTTACGTCATTCCCCATAGTCTCTAAAGTATTCATAGCCTTCTTTTCTAAGTCTTTATCTACATTTGGCATCAGCCATGTAAACCTTGCCATTATCGCCCCCTTGAGTAGAACCTCTCGTCCAGGATTAGGTCTATGACTTCCTGGATCTCTCTAAGCTCTTCACTCGTAAACTCGACAAAGTCGCCACGCCATTTCTCGACTATAGCTGCGACCCGGGTATTCTTGAACTTGTTACGTTGGTATGGAGTTTTCATTTCAATCTACCAATTTCGTCAATTAGCGTACTGTACACTTTCAAGGCTTGGATTTACCAATTTGCCGTTGATTATCTGATAAGTTAAGATTGCTCCCGAAACGTCCGGATAGAGCATTTTTCCTGCAAGATGTGGAGTTTGGTACTGGAAGCTCCCAAGGCTTAACAAGGACATTCCCATGTATCTTGGTGTCCAATTCTCCATATGGCAGTGCCCTGTTGCTAAAACATGAGGTACTTTGCCCTTTCTTTCGCAGGCTACCCTAAATGCTAGGTCTTGTGCGCGCTTTGAGCGGGCATCAGAGCAACCATTGCTACCGTGATACAAAAAGATCTCTAACCCACCATCAACGGTCACGTATCCTCGATCGTGTCCAACGTAGATTAAATCATCACGTCTTTCCGCAACTGCTAGCCCCAGGTCTAAACAGCCGTTTCGCTGGAGGCTATAATCGTGGTTACCAGTTATGAACACGTTGGTCTTAAACCCTTTCGGGTAGTGATCAACAATGTAGTTTAAGATGTCTTTGGGCTTATGAAGGAATTGCTCGCTGTCCATGCCTTCATGCATCCCAAGTCCGTCTGAGATATCACCTGCACAGACTAAGGTGTCCACTTCACGCCGCTTTAAGAGTTTTATATAATCATGAAACTCATCTTCTGCGTGATATCTGCTGCCAAAATGTGGATCTGAGATAAACC